ATGAGGAAAACACTACTCGCTTGCGTGTTGCTGACCTTATCCGCCAGCAGCTTTGCGGCACCCCAACTGGAAACGATCAGCCGCCTGCAATACGGTAAAGCCTGGGCCTTTACCCGTGAAGAAGTCATGTTGCAATGCCGCCCCGGTAATGCGCTGTATGTGATTAACGACAGCACGCTGGCGCAATATCCTCTGAATGACGTGGCAAAAGAGCAGGTCAAAAACCATCAGGTTCAGGCCGTGCCGCTGGAGAAAATCTGGCTTGATGACCCGCAGAAACCAGGGCAAAAAATGAGTCTGGCACCTTTTATTGCCAAAGCCCGGTCACTTTGCTGAACGGCCGTGCCGGCGATAACTGACTGATGTAAATTCCATGTTTTGCGTATGTTGTCACACAATGAAAATAATACATCATTGTTATTATCACTATGTTTCAAACTGGGTGGAAAATAGTCATCTGTCGTCTACTCTTTAAGTTGTACGGCTTAACCGCCTGCATTAATGCCAACTTTTAGCGCACGGCTCTCTCCCAAGAGCCATTTCCCTAGACCGAATATAGGAATCGTATTCGGTCTTTTTTTTGTTGATTTTTAAAATCAATAACTTACATTTAAAACAAGCACTTACCTCAGTTCTACTTACCCTCAATGCTACCCATTTGGATTCCCCATCGCCATTTTATCGCCACTGATTTGAGCCAGCGGATTCATGTAAATAGCGTCTTCTAAGTGATCGGGGGCGAAGTGGGCATAGCGCATCGTGACGCGGATATCGGAGTGTCCGAGGATACGCTGTAACACGATGATGTTGCCGCCGGCCATCATGAAATGACTGGCGAACGTATGCCGCAGAACGTGTGTCATCTGTCCTTCAGGCAGCTCGATGCCCGCCAGCCTGATCACCCGATAGAACTGCTTATAACAGGGCGAGAAGGGCACACCCTTGCGGGCGATCAGTTCGTCATACAGTGGGTGGGCAAGGGGAACGGTACGGTTCTTTTTACCTTTGGTATTGATGAAAGTGAGTTTGTACGGGGAGATCTGCGAGCTTTTGATTTTGGCGGCCTCGTTCCAGCGTGCGCCGGTCGAAAGACAGAGTTTAACGATCAGCGTTAATTCATCATTCCCATGCTCTTCACAGGCAGCCATGAGCCGCAGAATTTGTTCCTGGTTCAGCCATGCCATTTCGCGTTCCGGCTGATCAAACTCGCGGATATTCTCGAGAGGGTTTGGCAGCGACCATTCCCCCAGGCGTTTCAGCTCGTTGAACACAGCCCGCAGAAAAGCATGCTCACAGTTCACCGTGCCGGTTGACACTTTTCGGGTCGCCAGACTAGTACTGTAGCCGTTATCAATCTCACCGCGCAGCCGCTGATCGCGATAATGCGCCCAGTCTCTCGGCGTGATGGTACTGGCTATCGGGTCACCCATTCCCGCGCTGATAATCTTCAGTTTGCCCAGCCGTCCCTTTTTATCATTCAGAGAGCAGCCGTGCAGGCTGTACCAGAGATCGACCAATTCGCTCAGCTTCCGCCGGTCCTCCTTTTCTCCCAGCCAGGGTTTGTTCTTTGCCTGATCCATGGTGTAAGTTTCAAAGGCAACGGCTTCACCTTTGGTATCAAACTGCCTGCGGCATCGCTTACCTCCACTCCCGTTCGGGTAGCACTCACACAACCATTTACCGGTAGACAGCTTTCTTACACTCATCACATCCTCCTTTTTTGAGAATGTGGATTTTACTGTATATAAAACCAGTGTAAATGTTTGATTTAGTCAGTCATATACATGCAAGAGGATTAATCCACTGAATCTGTAATAGAAAAACCCGCTTTCGCGGGCTTGGTCTTAGTCTTAGTGTATTTGAAGGGACTGCTGACTATGTTTATCAGGATGCAACTGAACAGCATGAACGGTGCCAGGTTCAACAATGATGTCCGCAATTGACTCATGCGTTTTGAACGTACAACTACAATTAATATTCTGACATTGGTGATAGCGTTCTTTGGTATTGATGCTCAGGTAACGGCTGGAACGGGCGTGGGCGGCGTGCTGGCATTTCGGACAGTGCATCATAATAATCACCATGTAATCATTTTAATCATATTCAATCATTATATGTTATTGCTGAAAACATACATCGGGGATTACAGTGTTTTACATAACAGGTGACAAATTCCCCAAGGTAGACGAGATGACAAATCAGGACGATATACAAAGCGCGATCCGTGACGCTAACGAAAGGGAACGCTATATCTGGCGTCGTGCCCGTTGGTTTATGAAGGCAGTATGGGTTTGCCTTCTTATATACATACTCTTCCCTGTAGTAATTAGGTTATTTTATTGTTTCTGAATAATTTTTAGAAACTCATAAAGAAACTTTGCATTCATCATTCACAAGCTATCGTCCCCGCTCGCCTCATAACTCACATCCGAGAGCAATACCTCCAGATTCAGCGTCGTCACAAAGCCGCTGCCGCCCAGGCTGTGCGTTACCTTGCTGATTATCCACGGCTGCGCGTCGATCACGGATTTAAAGCCGGACACCGCCACCGGCGTCTCAGGAAATAAATCCGCCCGCCCGCGAGCCAGGGAGATCGAGAACTCCGCGACACCGCGCTGGAGTTTGTCCCATTTCGCCTGGGCTGCCCGCATGGCGGCCTTTTGCGTGGCGTAAATGGTGGTAAGCGCAAACACGTTTTCATCACTGCCCGCCAGGTAATCCCCTTCCTTAGCCTCCGGCGTTTTCTGCACTTTCGCGCTGGCCTTCTTTGCCTTAGGATGTTGCAGGGCGCGCAGGTACTGCACTTTCGGTTTCCGCTGAACCTTCACCTTTTTCGGCTTCGGGTCTTTGGTATGCAGCCAGCTTGCCGAAACGCCGGTGTAGGCTCCACGGTCAGCAATATTGAACGTGTGCCCGTCGCCGTCGCTGCGGACAATCGTCATCTGCGGGATTGGCTTCCCGCTGGCAGTCTTTGCCGCACCAGGTTTGATAAACAGCAGATTACCGGCCTTGATGGCGACAACCGCGCCGTTCAGCTCCGCCAGACGCGTGATAAATTTCGCGTCCGTTTCCTGCGTCTGGTCAATGTGTGACACCGGCACGCCCCTGAACGGCGCGGCAACGGCGGGCTTGAGATTGTTGCGCGCTGCCACAGCGGACACCACCGCTTCCAGCGTCGTGTCGTGATAGGAGTTATCACGGCGGGAATTCAGACTGCCGCGATAGTCCGCGCTGCGGGCGCGAATGGTCAGCGTGTCCGGCGTGCCGCGATGCTCCACCTCATCCACCGTGAAATCGCCTTTGTTCGTCAGCGCCTGGCCTTTCCAGCCGAGCGCGATATTTATCACCGCGCCGCGTGGCGGCATCTCCAGCAGGCCGTCGGTATCGCTCAGTTCGATATCGAGCTGGTCAGCCTCAAAGCCCCGGTTATCCGTCAGCGTCAGCGAAATCAGCCGGTTGCTGACGTCCTGCGTGATGCCCTTACCGCCGACGGTCACCGTGAAGTCCGGCGCAAACTGCGCACCGGCACCGATGGTCATATCCGTAATCACAACAAGCCTCCCATCTGTCCCGTTAAGCCACCGGCCTGATTCAGCAGTCCGTCGGCCTGGGCTTTCATATCGCCGAACATGGCCGCCAGGGATTCATCCACGCGGGTCAGCGTCAGCGTAAACTCTATCTTTCGCGGCGCGCCGTTGGAGAAGAATTCCGTGTGGGTTTCGCTGACGCTGTTGACCACGAACATCCCGTAAATGGTGCCGCTGCCCTCCAGCAACGGCCACGCCTTGCCCTCGTCGGCCATCAGGTTCAGTGCCATCAGTGACAACTTTCCGCCGGTGATTTCCGGCATCAGCACGCCGGACAGGGTAATTTTCTCTTCATTCACACCGAGGAACTGCGGCAGCGGGCGCAGGCCGACGCGGTTATTCGCAGGCCAGCGGTAATCAACGTCGCGCTGCAAGCTTTGATAGGGGACGGTCTGCAACTGAAACACAAACAGCCCGAGGGTTAACATCATGCGACTCTCTCCTTAATCGTTATCCATGCGGGAACGTTGCCGGGCGGCGCGGGCGCGGTCACGGGCTTCCAGCTCGGCGCGGATCTGACGGCTGGTGTCCTGGACGCCTAAACCGGCACCGGCGGCAATGGTGTAATTGTGCGTACTCCGGTCGACGTAACTGCGCCCGCCGCCTGCTGACACCGGCGCATAGCTGGCACCCATAAGCACATCCACAGGCGGGGCAAAAGGGTTGGGGTTATTCAGGGGATGATTATCAGGTGCGGTACTACTGCCGGATTTTGACCGCTGATCGGCTTTATCTGCGTTTTTATCAATGTCCGCTGATTCATCTTTGATGATGCCGAGCTTTTCCAGGAGCCAGTCCACGCCCTGACGCAGCTTATTGAACGCCTGCAACGGTGCGGTCAGCGCGTTGGCAATGGCCTGCCCGAACATCACGCCAACATCCTTGCAGTTGTTCAGTGTTTCCTGCGTAGATTTCACCGGGGCGATCAGGTCTTTGAACCATTGCCAGACCATTTTTAATTTCTCGCCTAACCAGTCAAAAACAGGTTTAAGCGGCGCAAAGAGTTCTTTCACCGGCGCGAACGCAATGCCCAGCCCTTCGACCACTCCGGCAAAGAAGGCGCTGATCGGCTCCCAGTATTTACGGATAAGCAGCGCACCGGCGACAATGGCGACACCGACGGCAACAATCGGCCATGTCAGCCCCCCGATCACCGTCGCAATCGCGCCGCCCACCGTGCCGAGAATTGTCCAGAGCATGCTGGCGGCGGCAACAATCAGATTAATGCCGCTGATAACCGGACCGGTCACCAGGCCAAACACGCCGAGCGCACCGATAATCAGCAGCGCACCGCCCGCAATTTTACCGAGTGTGGCCGCCAGGGCTTTATTGTTCACCACCCACTTATCCAGTTTCAGCACGTAGCCGGTAGCGGTCTGCACCAGTTTGCGCAGTGACGCATCCTGCTGATCAAACAGGTCTGTGCCGACCGCCTCATAGGCGGACTGAAATTCCTTAAAGTCGCCGCCGAGGTTGTCCTGCATGATCGCCACCAGCGCCTCAGTTTTGCCGTCCGAGGTTTTCAACGCCTGGGTAAGCGTGTCGAGCTTGCCCGACGTTGCGCCATCCATCAGTACCATCGCCGACGAGCTGGCCTCTTCACCAAAGATGGCTTTCATGTACTGCGCACGCTGCGCATCGCCGAGCTTGTTTTTCGCAAAACTCTTTTGCATTCCTTTCAGGATGACAAACAGCGGGCGCATGTTGCCTTTGCTGTCGGCCGTTTTCACCTTCAGCTCGCCGAGCGCGGCCGCGGCGGTGCCCGTCGGTGCCTGCAGGCGGGTAATGACCGCACGCGCACCGGTGCCCGCCATCGAGCCGGTGATTTTGGCGTCCGCCAGGGCAGCGGCCATGGCCGCCGTCTCTTCGACGCTGATACCGGCCTGCTTTGCCACCGGCGCGGCATAGGTCATGGTGTCAGACAGCCCCTCAAAGGTGGCGGCAGACTTATTCATGGCCGTAGAAAGTACGTCACCGATGTGTGACACGGTGTCATTGGTCATGCCAAACGCGGACTTCACGCCCATCAGCAGCGTGGCGTTTTCCTCCATGGTGCGCTTGTTCGCCAGGGACAAATTCAGGATGGTCGGCGTCGCCGCCAGAATGCCGTCCTTGTCCGCACCGGATTTCGCCACGATGATTTGCGCGGCGGCGGCATCATCGGCAGAGGCGGCGGTGTTGTCGCCGAGCTGCCGCGCCTGGGTGCGCAGGGCGGTCATATCGGCGGAATCTTTCTCCAGTCCTAACGTCGCCTGCAATTCTGAGTTTTTCTGCGCAAAGTTAAATCCGGGCATCAGCAGCCCGACACCCGCCGCCGTGCCCGCCGTCGCAATGCCGACACCCGCCGCCCCCGCACCGGTGACGCTACCGGCGAACTGTTTGCCCGCCTGATACCGGCCTTTCACCGCGTTGAGTTTGGCCTGCTGCGCGCTCACCCGTGCCAGGGATTCACGCTGACGGTTAAGCTGGGCGGTGGTTTCACTGATGGACGTTCTCAGGCGGCGCTCAGAGTCAGAAAGCGTGCGCGTGCTGATGCCCGCCTGGGTAAGTTCCGTGCGCTGACGCTGCACCGACTGCCGCAGCCCGTTGAACTGGGTCTGCAACTGCGCGGCGGTACGCTTCGCGGACTCCATGGCCTGCGCCTGGGCGCGGGTCGGGCTGGCGGTGTTTCTGAACTGGATCGCCAGCGCCGCCGCTTCCGCTTTGGCGGCGTTGAGCTTCTGACCGGTGACGGCGAGCTGCGCGCTGGTTTTGCGGAAGCCGTCAATCTTCCCGGCCTGGGCGTTCAGGTCTTTGAGGGTGGTCTGCGAATTTTTAATCTCTCCGGCCAGCGCCTTACTGGCGTTCTGCACCGCTTTAAACGGGCGGGTCGCCTGGTCAACCGCCTTTAACAGCACCTCTACTTTTAAGTTACTCACTGTCGGTGGCTCCGCTGCGCTGCATGGCCTTATGACGCCACACCAGCAGTTCGGTCAGCGTCATAGGATACATTTCTGACGGCGGCCAGTGAAAAATCACTGCCACGTCCGCCATCAGGTCATCAACGGTCAGTGCCGCAGGGATATTTACTGTTCCGACTTCGGCGATAAAAAACCGATCACCTTACCGGCCAGCGCAATCAGGTCGGGCAGGTTCAGGCCTTTGCAGTCCTGGGTGGTCAGGTTCGGTACGGTAATGCGCGGCAGAATGACGGTCAGCGCGTCAACGTCGGCATTCGCCAGCGCCGCCAGGCCAATCCCGCGCAGGTGTCCGGCGTTCGGCTTAATGATTTCAACCTGGTCGATCAGGGTGTCGCCGCGTTTGATCGGTTCTTCCAGGATTACGATGTTTTCATTGTGTTCTGACATAGCGGTGTCTCTTATTCAAAAGGGGATGTTTCGCGCCGCTATCCGGCGCGGGTTACGGGTTACAGGCCGATGTTTTTGCGGTGCTGTGCCACGCGGTCAACGCCGCCGACGATTTCCACCATGTTCACGGTATCGACTTCAATCATGTCTTTGCCGTCAATCGTGAGTTTGAAATAGGTGCATTGGGTAGTGATTTTGGTTTCGGTGTCTTCACCCTGTTTGTACTCGCCGAAATCCATCTCTTTATGACGTCCGCGCATCGTGACTTCCACGGCGGAGGTGTCGCCGGTGTCGTCGCGCTGGAAGGAACCGGCAAAGCGCAGCGGCACGGCATCCACTGCGCCCCACTGTTTCAGCACCAGTTCATCCAGTCCGCCCACCGTCCACTCAAAGGTCAGCGCGTCATCGTCCAGCCCGAAATCAATGGAGGCCGATCCGGTCATGCCGCCGCCGCGATAGTTCTCCAGCTTGCGGGTCAGCTTCGGCAGCGTCAGCGCACTGACCGTGCCGAGGTAGCTGTTCCCGTCGTTAAACAGGTTCAGGTATTTCAGTTTCTTAGGCAGTGCCATGGTTTAGCGCCTCTTAGCTGTTGATGGCCGTGGCGAACGTCGCCAGGTACTGGTCGGTGATGCGCTGACGCAGGGTTAAATCTTCCAGCGGCGGCACCGGCGTGTAGTCGTAATCAATGAACAGCTTGCCCGCTTTCAGTGTTTCAACGGTGTTCGCTTCCGCGTCATACCAGCAGGTGCCGTCAATGATCAGACCGGCGGTTTTCATCTCACGCAGCTTGGCGTTAATGCCCGCAATCATGTCCTTGATAAGCGTCGGGGTCATTGGCCTGTCCATCGCCCACAGGTGCGCTTCCGCCATTGTGTCCGCCAGCACCTGCGCGGTGCGGGTGTAGTTCTCAAACAGGAACAGCGGATCATCCGAGCAGGTGCGCTGCCCCCAGAACTTAAAGCCGTCTTTGCGGATAAGCGTGGTGACGCACGCCTGGTTCAGCAGGTCGGCATCAGTGCCGGGGGTCTGCAAATCCCAGTACACGCTGGCCGACAGGCCGGTGACGCCGTTGATCCCGACGTTAGAAAGCGTTTTATGCCAGCCGGTTTCCGCGTCGATTTTGGCACGCAGGCCGAGCGCGTAAGCGGTAGCGGGGGCGATATCGCTGGCGTTGGTGGTGGTGTTCCAGGCCACGAAATCCGGCCAGACCACCATCAGCTCACGCTGGCTGAAATTCTCACGGTACTTGATGGCATCAGAGACCGTTTTGCAGCCGTATGCGCTGATATAGCCAAAGGCGCGGAGCTGCTGACAGACGGCGGCAAGCGCGGCGGCGACTTCCTGGTTATCCAGCCCCGGCACGCCGAGAATGCGCGGCTTTACGCCGAGTTCAGTCTGGGCAGACAGCAGGGCTTTCATGCCGGTATACATGCCGGTGTCGTCGGTGCCGCCGATGATGTTGGAGGTGGTTGTGTCGTCGTCTTTGCCTTCGGCGACGCGCACCACAACGACGACCGGTTTCGCCTGGTTGGCGATAGCCATCAGGGATGAACGTAGCGTGCCGGTTTTACCGGCCTTGCCTGCGGCGGTCAGCACGTTAGTAATAAGTACCGGCGTATCGAGGGGGAACGCGTCGGCGTCGGCATCTTCTGCGGTGCAAACCATCCCGATGATGGCGGTGGAAACGGTGGAGATAACGCGGGTGCCGTCATTGATTTCAACAACGCGCACGCCGTGATGATAATCAGCCATGGTGTTTTTCCTGTGATTGGGGTGAGGTCAATCATCGCGTGTTGTGTACGCGTAGGCACGGCGGGCGGGGTGTGTGGGAAATGGCACAACGTGGGAGGATACAGATACAAAAAAGCCCCTTTCGGGGCAGTGAGTGTTCTGAGGAAGGTCGTGGCGTCAGGCGCTGTCGAGTCCCAACTTTTCAGCCAGCCGGTGAAGCGCGCTGACCGTCATCACGTCCTCAGCCGCCTGTGAAAAGGCAGACCAGTTGGCCGCCAGAAAGCCCGCGATAATCTCCGCTTCCTCTTTATTTAATTCCATTTCATCCTCCTGAATAGTCTGGGGATATCCTTGGACATCGGCGGGACATGTTCAAATAGTTACTACTGATCAATTATCCGTAATTGATCGTTTTCAGCGATCAATTTATTCAGGTACAGCAGGCCAGTCGATATCCGGCGCAGCGGATAAATCCAGGCGATTCAGCGCCACGCGGAATGTCTTCCAGGCTTTCAGACACTCCCGTTCTGCGTCAGTCACGTCATCGATATCAACGGCATCCTGCAAAGGCGCAATGGCAGCGGCGGCCTGACTGAGCAGTGCGCTTTTGCGCTGCTCAGCCACCTCAGCGGTAGGCTGCGCGAACGGAAGAAACTGACCGTCTACGTATCGGTATGCCAGCGTGCTGATATCCTCCGGCAACGCGGCGGCATCCAGTTCGTAAATGCTGACGCCTTCGGACAGCGTTAAAAAGTTGGGATTATCCGCCCAGGTAGAAACAAAACCGTCAGCGCCGACGGCGATAAAACAGTTTTCTCCCTGCCATTCCCGATCGCGGAGTTCGTACCAGTCCGTGCCGTTCTCATCTTCAAAATAGAGCACCGGCAGCGGCAAACCTTCTTCTAAAACCTGTCGGGTCATTTTGATATTTTTAAATGTAATCATGTTAGTTACCCACCTGTCGCCAGCTTCCGCTGGCAGTTCGTACCATTAACGCGCGGTAGTATTTCCCCATCATTCGACAGTCGCCCATGTCCGGTCGGATATTTAACCCCGTCATGAAACAACCCGTCGGCGCTTCCCAGTTCTGCTGAGCAGTCCAGCCCGCATTCTCCAGCGCCTGACTGCCACGCTGCACGTCATAAATAAAACGCGAATCCGACCAGTCACGGGTTGCCAAAGAAACGACCGCATTACTGCTCAGATGCCGCATATAGGGATTGGTCACATCGCCAGCCGCAAATCCCGCATACGTTGCGCCATCACGCATCAAAAACCTGTCATTGGTCTCAGCTTTCGTATAGGAATCGCGCTGCGGCGGCGGGAAATTGGTGGTGTAAACCTCCCCCATATCCGACGCGTCTACCTGAATTTTTACCCGTGATCCCGTCCAGCCGATATAGACTTTATTGGACTGCATACCGGCACCGCCGCCTTGCTGCACGGCGGCAAAGTTCCCGACATTTCCCAGCCCGACATTCGCGTTGTTGAGATTGATATCCGCAGTGCCATCAAACGCCACACCGGCAATTTTGCGGGCGGTGGCGAGTTTGGTCGCGGCGACGGCCGTCCCGCCCGCCGGTAACGCGCCCACGTCTGCCGGTGTCGGTTTGTTGGCCTGGCAGTAAATTTCATTCCAGGCAGTCCACGGACCATCAACGCCGTTCCACGCCCCCGACGCGCCACGGGTAAACTGTCGTCCGTTATTGTTAAAGGCAATCTGCTGCGTCGCATTCGGTCCCCAGGTCACGAAAATCACGCCGACAAACCCGTTCATCGGATAGCCTTTGTCCGTGGTCGCGGCAGCGGCACCGGGCACGCCGTAATGCCCGAGCATGGCCGTACCGTGCAGCGCGTTGGGCGAATCTGTGGCGGTTAAATTGGCGCGAATTTTAAACGCCGTCGCAATTTCATCAGACAGCGCCTTTTCACTGGCGGCGCTTTGCGCAGCAGTCCACGCCCCCACGTCGGCAGCGGTGGGTTTGTTATTCGCGCTGTACGTGGGCACCCACTCTTTCCAGGGACCATCCACGCCGTTCCAGTCAGCGGACAATCCGCGATTCCAGATATTGCCGGTGAACGTGACGTACATCTGCTGACACCCGTAGGCGCTCGGCGTGACATACAACGTGCCTGCGATGCCTTGCGGATAGTGCAACGCCGCCGTGGCGTTGGCATTTTTAGGCTGCGCGTACAGGGCGGCACTTCCGGCTCCGCTGGCAAAGCCCAGGGTATTAATATCCGTGGTGGTCAGGATGGCCGACGGCACCGTGACGGAGTTCACCGCGCTGGCCTGCACCCAGTCACGCCAGGGTCCGTCCGCCCCATTCCAGGACGCATTCAGCGCACGCGTCCACACCATGCCGGTGTTTTGCACGGTGTAACGCTGCAACACACCGCCCGTCCAGGACGCGGGGATAACCTCCAGCACGCCCGCCGCCTGGGAACCAGCGGGATAGCCATTGGCGACCGTGGCATTCGCACCGGTGCTCTGCACGTAAACCCCGATTTTTGCCAGATTAAACGTATTGATATTCGCGGTGCCGAGAACGGCGGACGCGACAGGCAACGCCCCCACGTCCGCCGCCGTCAGGGTAATGTCAGCGCTCAGCGCTTTACTGTTCACCTTGCGGGTGGACGGCACGCGGGTGTTGGCATTGTCGTTGGCAGCCTTCACCGCTTTCGGCGTGGCGGCCAGCGCCTCGCTGGTACTGCTGACCGAGCTGTTAAGCTGGACAAAACCCTTTGCCGTCAGCGTGCCGTCGGGGTGGTTGCGGGATTTTTCATGTGCGGCCAGCAGGTCATTCACATACTGCTCGGTGGCCATAATCACCGAGTCGTCGATCAGCAGGCTGATGGCCTCGGTATTGCTGACCGCAATCACCATACGTAAAGTTTGCGTGCGGCCGGAACCTTCCGCCAGGGTCGGTTTGTAGGTGTCCGCCATATTGCACACGGCAATCAACGTGCCATCGTCGGCAAACAGCCCCATTTCACGCATCCAGAAGCCGCCGACGCTCGCAGAAATCACCGCCTCAGCAATCACCCAGTTGCCATGAGTCGGGTCGAGCTTTAAGGAATTGAGCGGCGTGCGGTACACCTCTTTAACCAGCCTGGTCTGCGTGGCAACCGGCGTGGTCGCCTTGCCGTTGCCGTCACCGACGGCTAACTGCGTAATATTGATGTCAGTCCCCGCCGCAATGGCCGCCGCAATGCGCGCCTGGCCGAGCGTGGTGACAACGGATTTAAATGTGCTCATAACGTCCTCTTATGCGGGGTAAACGGTCAGCAGTTCGCCCAGGTAGTGCGCCGCGCCGGTGTAAACGTCGCCTTTAATGTCCTGGGTGATGGTCAGGCCAATCAGATGGCGGCTGGCCGGTTTGGCGTCGGCAATCAATCGCTCCATCTCCAAATACATGTCTTCGGTGATGCCGGTTTCCAGCACGCCGATATCCAGGCGAAACGTGCCGGGTTCGTCGTTGGTTTCCCACCATTCGGTCACGTTAATCAGGTAGCCGAGCGGCTCCACCACGCGCCGGATGGCACCGATAGTTCCCTTATGGCAGTGAATGAACCAGGCCGACTGAATCACGCGGCGCTTTGTGGCGACAGGCCAGTTTTCATCCCAGCGGTCAACCGACAGCGCCCACGCCAGGTAAGGCAAAAACCTGACCGGACAGGTCAGCGGATCCCAAAGCTGCCGCAGCGGCACCGGCACGTTTTCAAGCGCGGCGCAGGCATCGGCGGCGGCAACCTCAAGAGCCGAGGAACCGACGGGCAGCAGGCGATCACTCATCGTAGCCGCCCACTTTCAGGGTGTACGCGGTGCAGAATGACGCCTGGGTTTTATCCAGCTCGATGTCAGCGGCGGGGCTTTTCAGCTCCACCCGCTGCACGCCTTCAACGTGCAGCGCGGCGTAAATGGCCGACAGCCGGATGTCGCGGCCTAGCCGGTGCTGCGCGGTGGTGTAGGCGATAAGCTTCGCTTCGGCGGCTTCGCGGATGGGTTCGGCTTCCGGACCAGGGAACAGGTACAGCACGGCATCAATGGTGTAATTGACTACGGTGGCAGACTGGACGGTTACGCGGTCGGCCACGGGGCGCACGTTTTCATCGTTGAGCGCGGCCTGCACTTTCGCCAGCAGGTCAGCGGGGGCGGTGCCGTTGCCGGTCTGTGCCAGCACGGAAATCGTCACGCAGGCAGGCGACGGACTGATCACCGAAATATCCGCCACGCGCCCGTCAGCCGAGCGCCCGTGATACTCATAGGAACCCACCGGACCGGCCACGCTCAGCCCTTCAAACGCCTGCTGCGCACGGATGCGCAAATCCGCATCGCTTTCCATGACTGCCGCCACGGCGGGCACACTGACCGTATCCGCAGGCGTGATGGTCAGGCGCTCCACGCTGAACGTCGCCGCGATATTGTCCAGATCAGTACCGGTGGCATAGGCCAGCATCACCGCCTGCGCCGCCTCATTGACCCGCTGACGCAGGATCACTTCGCGGTAAGCGTTCTCCTCCAGCAGCTTCACAATGGGTTCAGACTCCAGGGTCAGCGTGCGGGCGATAGCGGCCTGCTGGTCTTCGGGGTAAAGCGACACCAGCGTGGCTTTGCGCTCCGCCAGGAGGATTTCGTAATCCAGTACCTCCACCACGTCGGGGGCGGGTAACTGGCTCAGGTCGATAGTTGCCATGGTTAGCTCACAGGAAGGGTTAAGGAAATGGCGGCAGAGGTGTCTTTGCGGGTGCCGGTGAGTTCAACCACGCCTTTCCCGTCGTAGGTTGTTTCAAAGGTGATGCCGGTCAGGCTGACGCGCGGTTCCCATTTGAGGATCGCGCAGTAGCAGGCCGCCATGATTTGCAGGCGCAGCGCCGCATTCTGCGGGCGGTCAGTCAGCTCGGACAGCAGCGAACCATAGTCGCGGCGCATGACGCGGGAGCCGACGGGCGTGCGCAAAATATCGCTGACCGACTGCTGAATGTGCGCCAGGTCTTCGACGCCGCGCCCCGTGTCTCGGGCCAGCCCGATGTATTTCGCATTCGTCATGAAGGCACCTGCGTCTGACCGCCGCCCGTCTGGACGCCGCCGTGTTTATGGGTATGAACGACAATGCCGTTTGACGTCAGGCTGCCGCCGGAATGGGTGAGGTTCCCGGTCATCGTGCCGCCTTGTTTCACCTCCAGGCTGCCCGTCGTGAGCTTCTTGGTGCAGACCACCTCCGGCGTGTCGAGGGTGATGCGGGTTGATGCGGTGCAGGTAATCAGCGGAGCAGTCACCGCCACCTTATCCGAGGCATTCACCGTGGCGGACTTGATACCGGTAGCCAGCAGCGCGCCGGTTTTCGGTTCGTACTCGATCACCGCACCGTCAGGGAAAGTGACGTGCACGGCATCGGCTGACGCCGACGGCGCAGGAAATTCATCAGAAAAAATGCCAGGCATCACAAAGGCGGTATCCAGCTCACCGCCCAGGCAGAACAGCAGAACCTGTTCACCGGCGGACGGTGCCCACCAGGAACGCGAGCGCCCTGCGCGGGAGGTCAGCCAGTGCAGCCAGTCGGTGACGTTGCCGCCGGTGTTGACGCGACAAGTTGCCGCCTCTAAATCCACCTCGGCAACGGTGCCAATGCGGATCAGATTGCGCAGCAGGCGCGGAATGTCGTTGTTGGGGATGGATGTATTCATGGATAAAAGAATGCCGCCCTGTCAGGCGGCATACAATTTGAGGCGGGTTGATAGCAGTTGGCACAACGTAGGGATCACTGACTGAGAAGTATTAGCTCATCCTTGAGCTGACACATTTCGTAGTGAGAATATCATCAAAATTGACAGTCTGGTTTGAGCGAGGGGAGAACCTTCTGCTCAGTGTTATGTTTATTGGCAGGGATGAGGTCAAGAGTAAGGAATAGAGACAACAAATTACTTAAGTATTAAAGTCAAAGTCTCACAAGTATAGAATGATGGCCGCGGGAAGAATTGGGTAACTTTATCGGTCTATTGATAGCTACCCATAACTATTATTGGGAAATAATTCTTTCGGCAAGAAGATAATTGTAAAAATTATCAAAATCAATACTAGCTGGGAGTTTTGATTTTAAAAGGATAGACCTCAATGCTCTATTTCTTTTTTTGATCTCTACAGGCACTCTATATAATGAATGTTTATTGTTTTCGATCGTGTTTCGCAGTCTTTTTTTAAACGTTTCTTCACTGTGATTTGTTGTGCTGAGTGCAGCATCATAAGTAAAAATCAAACATTTTAAAACGCTGTAAAGATTTATAGAATCTTTAATTGGTAATTTTATTTTCTCACCTGAAACTTGCATAGGCATTTCAAAAGCACCTTTCACAGGATTTCCATTAGTTGAGAGCTCTAACATAAGTGCTTTTTGTTTATTTACAATAGTACTTGAAACAATTCCTCCAGAATGTACTAAGTTATTTCTTATGCTCTTGAAGTATGTATAAATTATTAATAAAGAATTTAGTCGTGGCCACGCATTCGCTTTATGCCTAATTAAAATAGGGAATATTTCGTCATATAAATAATTAGATTTATTTGATTTTATGTAGTTTATACAATCAATGTAAACTCTATTATTAGATGTACTTGGTGGTGAGGGACATTGCAAAGCTTTTGAAAACCAATCTTGACTTTGGGGTATTGTATATGAGCAAACTCGCTCTATCCAAGTTTCGAATAATGTACAAGCATTAAAAATCAAATTTGAACTGAATCTGTATTCATGTTCTTCCCAGTCCATACTGATGCATAAGGTTTTTAAGTCAACACGTCCGGGCAATTGAAGGCCCGAAAAAAACTTTTCATATAATTCCTTGTCAGATACATCTGGATAACAACTTTTGAATCCTCTCGTTTGCCACCATAATTCTCTCAGGCCTGCATAATTTGCCCAAGTGAAAGAAAAGAAATCCCCCATTTCATCCGTTACGCCTTGAGTTTCCTTAAAAAAAACAGCAGCACTTATAGTCATATTAATCTCATCTATATTCTGTTGATAACCACTAGAAAAATAAAAATAGGAATCAATATATTTCCGTTGGAGTCTAACTCAGAATGCGTATTCAGTGTTAGCGATGATCTCACTACCAAACTCTGAGCATTTTGCAAGCATCTTACTCAAGAATACTAAGCACCTTGAGATGTCTGTTCTAACAAACGATAACGTCTGCTTCAGGGGCAGTGTTGCCCCATGAGATTAGGTTGGCTCTGTGTCGCAGTTATGTCAGGTCAAGCCTGAGCTAATAAGTATCAGCAACTCATCCTCCACAATTTTCATATCATCCCCGTCCATCCCTAACAGCGGGCGAGCCGGATACTGCATTTCTTTTGCGCGGACAGACGGGCGATCCCGCAGGCCGTACTGATGCACCTTTGCCATGCGCTGAACCTGCCCGGTAAACTCCACCACCGCGTCGTCAGCGGTGCCTTTGGCCTTCATGTATTTGGCCGTGCGCAGTTTGGCGAACATCTCCCGCTTAATACGCCCTTTCTTTGCCCGCAACGGCTGCGGGCGTCGCGGGGTGAACGGCTCCCCCTCCGGCGTGACCTGCTGCTTAATGCGCTGCTGCTGATGTTTGCGCAGCCGCTTCGCAATGGTCGCCGCCATCGCCTTCCGGCTTTGCGGTGACAGCGCGGCAATCAGCCCGGCGAGACGGGTATCAAAGGCTGACAGCTCACTCATGCCACTGACTCACTAACTCGCCGTGCAGATACAGTTCACGCGGCCTTTCCACCGGCTCCGGCAGCGGCGGTTCCGGAAAATGCTCCACGTACAGACCGGCTTCCACCTGTTTCACGATCACGCGCTCAGTGAGTTGGAGATAAACGGCAATGTCATAGCTGCCATCATTGAGCATATCGGCTTTGAACTTATAGCCGGTTTGCTGTTTCTCCGGTGTCGCCATCATGTCCGGCTGATGCTCACGCAACCAGGCCAGAATAGGCACGATGATCAGATCACAGTCGTGTGCAAAGTCAGTAATAAGCAGTTCGACCTGATACTGGTATTCAAACGACAGCGAGCTGGCTAGCGTGGAAACGATACGCCCGTTATCCACAAACATCCGCAGGGTGTCGGGACTGGTTTGTAGCACCGGCACCGCATCAGTTAACGCTTTTCGAAGCTGGGCGGGTTTTAACACGGTGTTCCTCCTGGCATTGTTTGACCGCTTCCACCTGGAGGCCGCAGGCCGTCAGCGCGGCCTCCAGGTTTCTGACATCACTACTTAAATCGCCGTTAGTGACCGGTGAGCTTGCCGGTATCGGGCAACTCGTTACCGCCGGACAGCCAACGTAAATAATCTGCGGCGCTGGCAAAGGCGGGACGCGCGTGCATCCGGCTAATACCGTCAGGCAGACGAGCGCCATACCAATCGCGCATTTCCTGATTTTCATTAAGTAACCTTTGAATATGGTATTCACGGACGCGTGCCTGCTCACCCGCCCGTGAGAGCTGGATGCGCAGGCTCTGTTCCTGGCGTTCGCGCCTCAGTGCTTCATCGCTCAGGCGGTTAATGGCATTGTCTCGGCTTTCAATACCGGCGGATAGCGTGCCGATAATGCGCTGCGCCTGGTCTGCTTCATCATGCAGGCCGCCGATACGCCAGGTTTGCAGCCCCACCAGCGCGCAGGCGGCCAGCAGTAACAAAATTAAAATGCGCATCAGACACCCCGCAGACAGTAGGCCTGCTCATTCGTGCGGCGGCGTTCCAAACCTGCTACGCGGACACCGTTCACAAATACCCAGCGCGGCAACTGCTCGCAGGCGTCCCGCCATTTCCCCTTGCTGATAAAAAATGCCAGCGTGGACTTACACGCCGCCGTCACGCCGACGTTGAACGCAAAAGACACCACGGCGTCATACACCGGCTGCGGCATGGCAACCGGCATGCAGCGCGCAATGCCTTTCTCCACCCGCATCACGTCTTCCACCAGGTTAACGGCGGCCTGCCGTTCGCTGATGTGCGTCTGCGGCTTCACGCCTGCGGTGTGCCCGATGCCGTTTGTCCAGACGCCCGCGCTGCACTGATAGGCGGACAGGCGGCAGCCCTCAAAATCAGCAATCAGTGCCAGACCGGCGGCGGACGTTTTCAACGTGGGCGTTTGCGGCAGCAGCGCGGCAATTGCCAGGACGGCAGCGACGGCGCAGCGTCTAACGATTGATGGCTGCATTGATTTCTCCACTGATGCCCATGGCTTTCAGCAGGCGGTAGGTTTTGCGCCGGTAGTACCAGTTCACCAGGAAGGTCGCGACGCCGACGCCAGCCCCCACCAGAAAGGCGATATCCTGCGGTGACATTGCGCCGAGCCAGGCAAGAAAGGCTGCGACGCAGTAACAGATAAACGAGGTGATGCGCTCCATGGTCATCAGTCCCAAAGTGAGACGGTTTCACTGACTGCGGCCTGGGTAATGTCCGGCAGCTCCACCGCATAGCCATGGGGCAAAATCGCCCCCTGTGCGGCTAAGCCAACGTTAGCCGCGTAAACTTGCTCAACTACCGATCCCGTGCGCCCGTAGTACCGCCAGCAGAGCGAATCCACGGTGTCGCCCTGTTCGGCATAGACTTTCATCAGAGCAGCCCGATGATGCAGTGAGACACACCGGCGACGTCGCTGATGGCGTTGCGTCCGTCACGCCATAAATCATCCACCGTACTTTCCACGATTTCGGCCTTTTGGCTGCCCTTGTCGGTGGTGTCGTTACTCGGATAACGCTCCGCCAGGAAGGCCGCCGCGATAGACGCCACGGCGCGCTGATAGGCGCAAACCTTCACGCTTTCGTCATCAATCTGATCGGCGGGAACATCCGCCAGGCGTGTAAACCCCTGGGCAATCTGCGCATCGCGAAAGCTGAACAGCTCGGCGTTCACTTCGGTCATGGCAAACTTTGCGGCGGTGCGCAGCCGTTTCGCGGTGACGGTGCCCTCCAGTCGCAGCGTGTCGCGCAGCTCAACCGGATCCACATCAGGCCAAAAGTGGGTATTTTTAATCGCGGGTTCCGTCGCGGCGTCCGGTTTCGGTGCAGGTACAACAAGGGACATAATGACCTCTGAATGGGGGGCGGTGGACGCCAGCCTTGAACGCGGTCAAAGACCGGTCTCGGCTGGCGTGCCGCCCTGCGCGGGGCGCATGCTTTTTAGCTGCCGGATGCCTTTTTAATGGCAGATTCCAGGCGCTCAATGTCTTTTTTTACGCCTGATTTGCCATCGAGAATCAAGGCACTTTTCAGACGCTCCAGGGCTAACGTGTCCTTGCCGCCGTCGCGGTAGAGATAGCCGATAATTTTGTGCAACTGGGCACGGACTTTATCGGGCATATCCTCACTGTCAGTCAGTTCCAGCACCTCCAGCATCAGCTCAATGCTGACCGGCTCACCGGCGGCACGGGCACGGGTGGCCTGGTCAATCACTTCCTCGGTGAAAGCACAGCCCGCCGTGCGGGTGCCGAACGGCATCGCAAGCCGGTGTTTAAAGGCGTAGCGGGCAATGTTCAGCGCACCGGCGATATCACCGGCGTCAATACGCCAGATCATGACGGTCATCAGGATGGCGTCCTGTGCGCCGTTCCCTTCGGCCAGCACGCCCGACACCCACGGGGCGTATTCAGGGAGCAGCTTGCGTTTCAGCTCCGCTTTGGCCTGGAAGGACTGGAGCTTGTGCAGTGCCTGCTTATCCGCATTCAGCTTTTGCATTTGCAGTTCGTAGCCGGTGGCATGGGTTAACTGACTGGCGGCCTGCTGTGCGGCGTTGATGGCGGACTGTCGCAACATGTGACGGCGGCAAGGGCTAATCATGTTATGTCCCCCTTATTCCGCTGATTCAGGTGCGGCAGCTTTGAAGGTGCCGAGCTGGATGTTTTCGACCAGGCAGCCGCCGCGATAGTCTTCCACCACGAAATCCTCATTAATGGATTCGTAGTTTTCGATACGGTCACGCTTTGGCACTTCTTCGATGTGACGGCGGTGCGTGCCGTCCTGCCAGTAAATGGACAGGTTATCCAGGCGGGTGATCATGAACGCATTGGCCGGGAAGCCAGGCACGCGCACCGCCGGTAAGTTACCGATGCGCTTCTGGCTGATAATCATGTCCGCCGCCAGGCTTTCCGAGTTCTCCTGCGCCTTGTTCACCAGCGGGAAATACTTGTCTGCCAGCAGCTGACGGCCGCAGATCACCACCAGGCCGGTATCGTCCTGATAAATCGGGTCAACCATGTTGTTGGTGGCATCCATCACCAGCGCGTCCAGGTTTTCAAAGTCGCCCCCGGCACCGACGCGGACAGTCTCGGAAATCACGGCGTCATCATCACCAAGGATTTTGCTCATCACGCGCTCCGGCGCATTGTTGCGGTACTTTTGCAGCCAGCCCACGTTCACGTCCTGCAACAGCGGGTTTTTGGTGCGGTTTGACGTTGCCGCACGCTCAACGCCGTTGAAGCCGATGGTGATGCGATCCAGCGCCTGGCGTTTCACGATGGCGTCACGTAAACGCGCCTGGAAATCCTGGTAACGCGCCCAGAGATCGAGCGTGGCGTAACGGAAATGGAAATCGTAGTTCGTCTGGCGGCACTCATAGCCCTCAGCGGTCAGGGTGTTAAAGTCAGCCGTCTGGCGTTCACCGGTGCCGCTGGTGTCTGCGGTGCTGGCAATCGAGCCGGACACGCCGACGCCGACCTTTTCACCCTTCATTTCATCCACCGGAATGATGTTAATCATCTGGAGGAAGGCGGAAGATTCCTGCACGCGGGTCATCAGCGTCTGCGTCACCGACGGCTCCACGCTGAATTTTTTATCCAGGTCGCCGGTGTCCACCGAGTTCAGCTCAGCAATGCGGGACAGGAAGGCGTTAAATTTAAAGCGGGTAGTTTGTTTCATGCGTTTTTTCCAAATTTGTTAACGGGTTAATCGCGAGCGTTGTACTTAGCAGTCAGTGAAATGGGCTGCATCACCCTTGCCGCCGCCGCTGGAAACGGGGCGCTGCGTGTAGCTCTGCGGGGCGGACTTCTCCAGCTTGCCTTTGAGCGTGCTGAACTGTTCGCGGTCATCTTTCGCGGTTTGTTCCAGCGCGTTCAGGCGTTCGGTCACGGTGGTTTGCAGCGCGGACAGCTTTTCATCAGTGGCTTTCAGGCCGGTTTCGACGTGTTCCACCACCACTTCCACGGCGTCATGCACGTCTTTAAAGCGGGCATCATCCGAGGCGGATTTACTGGAAAGCAGCTGTTTCACGCGGGAGAACAGTGACGGCGCAGCCGGTGCTTCTTCCACAAAATCGAACGCCGTTTCTTCGGCGGCGGTAAAGAGGTTTCCGGCATCCTGTTTGCGGCTCGCCAGCGGGTTTTGCTGTGCCTTTGCGCTGAATTGCAGGTACTCGGTGCCAAGGCTGGCGGGGCTGTCGGTCACGGCCAGGCCGATCAGGTAGGCTTTGCCGGTGTCGGAAAACGAGGGATTCACTTCGATGGAGGTGTAAACCTTCTGGCGGGCTTTCACCATCGACACTAAATCAGGCGTCGGGTCGATATCGGCATACAGTGCCAGCTTGCCTTTCAGCGCGCCGTCCGCCACCTCTTCGGCGTAGACGGCTGTGACATCGCCGTACATGCGGAACGCACTGTCAGGGAAATAGCCCTTGATGTGCTCCATGTTGATGCGTGCGCCGTAAACCTTCGGGTCATAGGTCGCCGCCATCTGTTCAATCCAGTCGCGGGTGATTTCTCGCCCGTCGGTGGTTGCCCCTTCGGTACAGATGCGAAAACGCTTTGCTTTTGTTGCCATGTGTCTGACTCCAGTCGGTGTGTGCTTCTGAGGGGTTCAAGTTTCCCGACAGACGCCTGACACCGCCAGCCGATGCGGGTTGATGCTTGATGGCACAACGTGGACAGCAGGAAAATCAGCAGGCCGCCCGTTAACGTGGCAGTCATGAAAATGACAAACTCAACCACCATCAGCGACCCACGGCGACAGGCAGCACTGCTTTACTGGCAGGGTTTTTCAGTGCGTCAGATTGCGGAAATGCTGAACCAAAAGTTACCGACGGTGCAGAGCTGGAAAACCCGTAACGCCTGGGACAACGTTGCGCCCATTTCCCGCGTGGAATCCAGCCTGGAAGCGCGTCTTATCCAGCTCACCACCAAAGACGTGAAAGGGAATGCGGACTACAAGGAAATGGAGGCGTTAGGCCGGTTAATGGAGCGCCTGGCAAGGGTGAACCGCTACGGTCAAAGCGGGAATGAGGTGGATTTAAACCCTAACGTTGCCAACCGGAACAAAGGCGATCGTAAGAAGCCGACTAAGAACTATTTCAGTGACGAGGCGCTGGAAAAACTGGAGGATATTTTTCTGGCTCAGTGCTTCCAGTATCAGCGTGTGTGGTATGACGCGGGGCTTAAACACCGGATCCGCGACATCCTCAAATCGCGACAAATCGGCGCGACGTTCTTCTTTGCCCGCGAAGCGCTGCTGCGCGCCCTGGCAACCGGCCATAACCAGATTTTTCTGTCAGCCAGTAAAACCCAGGCTTACGTGTTCCGTGAGTACATCATTCAGTTTGCCCGCCAGGTTGATGTAGAACTGACCGGCGACCCGATTGTGATCGGCAACAACGGCGCAAAGCTGATTTTCTTAGGCACTAACTCCAACACTGCCCAAAGCCATAACGGCGACCTGTACGTGGACGAAATCTTTTGGATACCTAATTTTCAGAAGCTGCGCAAGGTCGCCAGCGGCATGGCCTCACAGGAACATCTGCGCACCACCTATTTCTCTACCCCGTCAGCACTGACGCACGGCGCTTATCCGTTCTGGTCAGGCGAACTGTTCAACAAGGGACGGGAAGATCGCAACGACAGGGTTGAGCTGGATATCAGCCATCACGCCCTGGCGAAAGGACAGCTTTGCGGCGACGGACAATGGCGGCAAATCGTCACCATTGAGGATGCGCTAGCCGGTGGCTGCAACCTGTTCAACATCGACACGCTGAAACAGGAAAACAGCGCGGAAGACTTCCGCAACCTGTTCATGTGTGAGTTTGTTGATGATCAGGCGTCGGTGTTCCCGTTCGTCGAGCTGCAGCGCTGCATGGTGGAAAGCGCGGAGGAATGGCAGGATTTCAGCCCGTTCGCCGTGCGTCCGTTTGGTTATCGCGCCGTCTGGATTGGTTACGACCCGTCACACACCGGCGACAGCGCAGGCTGCGCGGTGGTGGCTCCGCCGCTGGTGGATGGGGGCAAATTCCGCGTGCTGGAACGTCACCAGTGGAAAGGCATGGACTTCGCCGCCCAGGCCAAAAGCATTGAGGAACTCACAAAGCGCTACTGCGTAGAATACATCGGCGTGGATGCCACGGGCATCGGCCAGGGGGTATTCCAGCTTGTCCGGCAGTTCTTCCCCGCCGCGATGGAAATCCGCTACAGCCCGGAAACGAAAACGAAAATGGTGCTGAAAGCGAAAGACACCATCACCTCCGGCCGCCTGGAGTACGACACCAACCATAAAGACATCACCTCGTCATTCATGGCGATCCGCAAAACCATGACCGCCAGCGGCAGCCGTTCCACCTACGAGGCCAGCCGCAGCGAGGAAGCCAGCCACGCGGATGTCGCCTGGGCAATCATGCACGCCCTACTCAACGAACCACTGACCGCCGCCAGCGGCGGCCAAAGCCCCAACATTCTGGAGTTTTATTAATTATGAGTAAGCGCAAATTCCGCAAAGCGGCATCAACTACCGTCACCGCCACTACACAGCAGACCGGCGCGGAGGCGTTCAGCTTTGGCGACCCGACACCGGTGTTAGACCGCCGTGAAATTCTGGATTACATCGAATGCACGGGGAACGGCCAGTGGTACGAGCCGCCGGTCAGCTTTGACGGACTGGCTCGCACGCTGCGGGCAGCGGTGCATCACAGTTCGTCGCTGTATGTGAAACGTAATATTCTGGCATCTACCTTTGTCCCGCACCCGTTGTTATCACAGCAGGAATTCAGTCGGTTCGCACTGGATTATCTGGTGTTCGGGAATGCGTTTTTAGAAGTGATCCGCAACCAGCTCAGCGACGCCGTGGTGATGAAAACCGTGCCCGCTAAATATGCGCGGCGCGGCGTGGAGCCAGATACTTACTGGTTTGTGCAGCAGTGGAAGGATGCGCATCAGTTTGAGGCAGGTAGCGTGTTTCATTTGATTGAACCGGACATTAATCAGGAGCTGTATGGCCTGCCGGAATATCTCAGCGCCCTGAACTCTGCCTGGTTGAATGAGGCCGCGACGCTGTTTCGCCGCAAGTATTACCAGAACGGCGCGCACGCTGGATATATCCTGTATATGACCGACGCGGCACAAAGCAGCAGTGATATTGACCAGATGCGTAAAGCTATGCGCGATACGAAAGGGCTGGGCAATTTTCGCAATCTTTTCATGTACGCGCCGAACGGCAAGCCGGACGGGATCAAGATTCTGCCGCTGAGTGAAGTCGCGACCAAAGACGATTTCTTCAATATCAAGAAAGCCAGCCAGAACGATTTGCTGTGCGCGCACCGCGTACCGCCGCAGATGATGGGTATCATTCCTGAGAACAGCGGCGGATTTGGGGATTCAGTGAAGGCGTCACAGGTGTTTGTCCGTAATGAGCTGACGCCATTGCAGGAAAGGTTTAAAGAATTGAATGCGTGGTTTGGGGAGGGGGTGATTAGGTTTACTTCTTATGAGCTGACGCCGGGATAATAAACTAATGCCCCGATTAATGGGGCATTGGAAATATTGAAAGTGCAGCTAAGCTAAGTTGAACCATAGTTATCACTTGCAAACTCCACATTTAATGCAATAATTATTGGGGTCTGATTTTATATAGTTTGCTGGGTTTGGTTGATTTAGGATGAATGAATTAACGCAACTAGATTTTTTAAAAACCTTTATGCCATGATCTGACAATGTCTGGGAGAAATTATTAACATTTATTGAGACATTTGACTCGTATCTTTCACCAGATGTGCAGTCAAGTATTTGATTTTCTATTTTTATTGCATTTTTATCAAGAAGTAATCCAACTGCAGATAACTCATTTTTAATAGTTTCGTCTAATAAAAGGTCACCCACAACACACTGTTTTACTTCATGTTCAAGCAAAGTGTTTGCGATTGCCATTGCCTCTAAATCAGTTACTCCAGGAATGAAAGGTTTAATCATTACATTAGTGGCAATACCTAATTTGTATAATGCTCTGAGGCTGTTGAGCCTATTGTGTGGATGGTCTGAATAAGGCTCTATTTTCCTGAAATTTTCGATAGAGCTAATAGACGTAGAGTACAGTATATGGCCGTGGTACTTATTGTGTTTAACGATTTCATCAATAATTTCCGGATGTAGCTCATACCTACTCATTATTTGAATAGGGTTTCCTAGTTCCGAAATATTTTTAAGCCAATTCAATGTCAATAAACACAATCTCTTATTGTATCTTGGAAAAGGATCTCCCCAAGCACCAATAGAAATAATTGTTCCTCCCACCCCCAAGTCGAAGTTTTCATGGGTGTCTAAATACTCTAAAACTTGGTCAATATTAAACTCATTTTCAACTGCTTTTTTTGTATACCCTTTATCATAAATATAACAAAATCGACATTGTGCATTGCACCCTAGTATAGGGCTAATAAAAAAACGGCCATTTTCATAATCAGGTTCGCGAATCATTCACAATCTTCCCATAACTTTGAGAAATATTTTGTCCAGTAATTATACCCTTCTCCGAGGGTAAATTCGTACGATATTGTTTGTTGACTAGATATCCCCTTCAAATAAGGCCCTACATAAACTCTATCATCGACTTTAAAATAAAAATCTAGTGGAAGCGAATCATAAAACCTAATTTCAATTTTATACGATTGATGCTTTTCTTTGAGGGTTGAAACCCAGTTTATTAAGCCCTCAATAGATTTTTTAGTTGAGCCCTTAAGAACATGTTCTCTTAAATCAACAAATTCTAAAATCTTAGATTCCGGATTCGCCGTAATGATTTTTAAGCTTACACCTTTAGCCAAAAGTCTTTCGATCTCATCAGACTGCGTCTCACGAAAAGACTTCAAACCGAAAGCTACAATTTCAATATCTTCCTTGCACTTTGAAAGGGAAATATTCGAGGAGTTATTCATTTCAGCCCTGGTTTTATATATTGCCTCTACACCCCAGCGATCAATTATTTCTGCGCGCCTTTGGCTTCTCAACATATACTCAGAAGTTAGGAACATGATGATGTTACTGGCTAGAATTGAACAGCCAACACTGATTTGAATATTTTTCCAGTCATTATAATCTTGCGTATAAATTAACGAGGTTACAATTAAAATCACTGATACAAATGAAGTGATTGATGTTATTGTTTTAGTATTCCAACGCTCTCTGGAACTAGCGTTTAGCATAGAATTTTCCTTATAAAAGGCATCAAGATTTTATGACGAGTACTATTGTGCTTAACGCATTGTGCTGTGGGGGTAAATCTTATCATAGAGCGAAAATGTTAAGAACTTGGTGTGACATTTAAAGGCTTTCTGCAGAGTCTTATCCATAGCTTAAAGTAGTTTGTAAATTATAAGATTAATACCTGCTTTATGTAAGTTTATCTCTATTCACTTGAAACATCACTTACTTTTTTGCTAAGCAGCATCAACACTAATGTAAAAAATCATTCCTTTAAGCACTGCGCCAGGAATCTTAACCTTCATGAACCAACTTCTGATTTTTTAGCATTCTTTCCATGAGACAAGACTGTGGACTAAAGGCAGAACTATGTGTAAATGTGGCCGATTCCTTGCTGCGGCTTGGCGCGCGCAATGTTACCCGCCTGCCCGCTTCTGACTTAACTCACCGTTTTTAATGCGTGGCTAACATCGCCGCAAAGTACGGCGATAGGGGCGATCAGGTATTTTTTGATCCTCTAGGGGGCATGCAAAACCATGCGCACAATGCATGCATGGCTCAGCCATATGACCGAGCTCGATACACATCATTTGTATTAGCTCAGACTTGCCCTGATACAACAACGGCACAGACCCAAGGCTAATCTGACAGGCAGCTCTGTGCCAGAAGCTGACATCTCGAACGCTATTGCTCGTTAGGTCAGATATCTAAAAACACGTGGCCCGCTTGGATGGGATACTTACAACATCTTACACTCTAACTAAACTGTCTAGTAATGTAGTAGAATCAATAAATTATTCATGTTTTTTAACATGCAAGCGAGATATTACAAAGTCACCGGAAGATTCAACTTTTGTAGTTTCTTTTCGAATATATTCAGAGTATAGGCAGGTAACATTGGGATAATTAAAACTACATAATATCGCAGCTAAAATATGTGGTTTTGGCCCAAATGGAATAATGGAAACGTTATACTCAGCTCTAAGAGGAGAGAGCATTTGTGACATATTATCATAACATGTAGCAATACTATTAATTGGCAATTTTATGAGTTTATCTTCACCACCAAGGTAGTGTGAAATAAAGTCTTTGTTTTTTTCTAAACAAGTATTTTCATAATCATAGGTTGCAGCTGGTGCAGCCATGATACCAAAGCATTTGTTTGGGTTTAATAAGTTATACAAACGTTGAGGACCATATCTATCAAACCCCAACATAAATATTGCTGCATTATATCTTTTGGTTAATGAAATACCTTCACACCCCGGAATTATGCGTAACTCACCTAGTTCAACGTTGAGATCTAAATTTTTATACACTGCAGTTGCATATGTCAAATCAATTGTTACTTTTAATTCACAAAAATTGACTAGGTAGTTTAAAATCGCTGCATACCAAACTCGAGACATCGAAGTGTAGTCAATTAATATTTTTAATTCCGTTACATTAATCTTGTTAATTATTTCACTTAGAACCTTTTGTATTTCCGGAATTTCTCTTTGTGAAATTTCTAGCATTTTGAAACTAGTCCAGTTTTCTGAAAAGTAATTCAAACTATCGATACGAACTGGATCTTCTTTATGTTGGTCAAAAGCTAAAACAATCACATTGTCGATATTGTCCTTATGCAATCGTGTAGCCACGTCAATACAGCGTTCTTCGTATCCACAAGAAAATAATGCAATGTCATATTTTGACTGACTTAGTTCACCTATTGATAAGTCATCTACATGTAATTTATTCATCATCCCCCTCCCAGTCTAGGCTATATTGTCCATCATCATTATTTTTATTTATAGCTTTAAATCGGCTATAAGAATAATTGTTCATTATCACAGATAATTTGATGGAGTTTCCTTTTCTTGGCATTAAGTAAAAATGAGGTGATAAACAAAAGGCCAAGGCAAATCTACCTTTTCTGTTTGGCATTTTGTTATCGTTGTCCAACCCTCTAAAATCTGGGTAAATTAAACCTAGATCTACAGCTGTTTCTATATACTTCCATACTTCATCATCTTCAACATCGAATGAAAATGAGTTGTATGTATCGGTATTTATTTTGTCTGTATGAAGTTTGTCTTTTAAAAATCTACCAATTGTTGTAAACAAATCGAAAGCTTTCTTTCCATCTACCTCTAGGTTTAAACCATCTAGCTCTGAGTATGAAAATTCTTTTAGTTTCGCACCTTGTTCCTTGTCTGATAGAGGCTTAAGCTCAGTACAAGATTCAATATTCTTTGAAAAAAGATAATTGAATAACCGTAATAGACGACGTGGGTTTCCATCAGAACATCTTACTATCAGTGAATACCCAGAAAATATAAATGGTGAAGCATTACCTTTATAACGTTGAAAGGAATCCTTTAATATCAGTGTCCCTCTCAATTTTCTTGATACTGAGCTTTCGAAAAGAGAATAGTCTTGTTCCAATAACCTCTCCGCTCTCTTTATCGTACTGGAATCACAATACTCTCTCACTTTTTCCATCAGTTTATCATCAGGGAGTGCATCTTTAGGGGAGTCAACTAATAGTGAATTACCCAAAAGAAACTCTAGTGTGATATCTTTATTTATAACAGATGAATTCTTTATTCTTTTTCTAAAAAGCTTCTCTGCGAAATTTTCAAAGAAATTATTAGAGTTATTCTTTGAACTACCATGGAGGCCTTGCTTATCAATATTTAAATAATCAAAGTCGTGCCCCATGTTTAATGGAGTGCCCGTTTCAGTTTCCAGAGTGTAGTGCCGATATGGCATTGTTGTTATTTTGAATACGATCTCATTATATGACCTCATATGCGTGTTCAATATTCTATGATGATCTTTTGTTAAGAATTCAGCCTCATCAATACAAACGCAGAATGTAGAAGAATTAGAAAGTCCGATTTCTTTTCTTACCGTAGATAGTGCCATTATTAAAGGCTTAAATAGATCAGTATTAAAGTTAAGCCCAACCATAAGATCATCATCACTTAATTTAAGACCTAGCTTTATTTTATTAAATATAATGTTCTTTTTATATTCGGTAATCTCTAGCTCGTCATAAATATCGTTAATTGTATTTAATTTCTTAGACAACCATAATTCTGATATTTTATTGCAAATAGATTTCTCTTTGATAATCCTATCTATTTCATCCTCAATATACGAATGAAGGCAGCTTCGTATAGTATCTAGAAACCTTGCGCATGAAGATAAGTTCAAACTCCACTTAAAAAGCTGGTTATTATCATCAATGTCACCAATTGAGTTTACCCATTCAACTTTCAAGGGAATATACGTCGCAATAAACGAGCGTTCATCTATGATTTTTCGTGCTTTTTCATCATTTAACTTCGTAAGACATTCATGAGAAAGCATTTTAATCAAAGCAGTCTTACCAGAACCTCGAGAACCTAGTATTATATGATTCTTGTTAGATATAAGAGATTCAAATGCTGGAGTCCAAACAAACTCTTCCGCTAGTTGGTTAGAAGTGAAATATCTAGCATTAGAGTGTTCAAATATATTATTAAACCCAAATAAGTTATGCATGTTATTTTCCCTTCAGCAAAATGAATAACTCATCTTGTCCTGGAGTTTTAAATATTGTAAAGCCAACTTCATCCGATAAATCCATAATAGTCTTTTCAAGTAGCTTTCTCGAAGTATATATTATATCAGCATAATGGTTAGATAGTTCACTCCACTTTACATGTGTCTGCGTCTCGAAAAAACTCTCAATAGATTTTTTTAGCTGCTTTTTTAGTTCAATAGGTAACATGCGATTACCAAAAAACTCTTTATGGGGTATTCCGTTAATGGACTCATCTTTTGTCCACCCATGTCCTGTATTGTGTGACCAACTCACTACCTTCCCTAAAGGGGTTTTGTTTACATCACAAATTTTATCAATTTCAATTTGATGAATAGTATTCGGCACCCCTTGGAACCACCTATCATCTAAACGTGCAGAGAAACTGCCAGCACAAAGTATATTAATAGGATGCTGATAGTCGTCAGAATACTGTGCAAGCCTAGGTATATGTTTATGTCCATGCACGATGAAATTAACGTTATGCTTAGACGCAATTTCCATCAGGATAGCTGCGTTTTGTAAGATGCTATGGTCAGCAGCGTCAAAAGGTAAATCAGGCTGCTGGATTGGATGGTGATGTACGACTAGCAGATTAATCTTTTCGCTATATGCAATCTGCAGTTCCTGAAGCTTTCTATCCAGTTCTGTTAAATCCTGTTTGCGAATAACACCGTGATGAGGTTTTTTATCATAGTGGTCAAAAACCGAACTGTTCACACCAATGATATTTAGGTTCTCATGACTCCAAATAGCAAAATATGGTTCATTGTAATAACAGCCAAAATGAGCTCGGTCTAAACATTGTTTAAAAAATTCATTGAAGCGCAAGTTGCTATATTTGCGTTCAATTGTCATGTTAATGTTTTCTTTTGAGGTCATTGAGAGTTCTTCTTCAACCCAGTTACCATCATGGTTCCCTGGAACAAAAAAGACTTTTTCTTGCTCTACTCCCACAATCACCGCTATTTCTTTCAAGCGTGTAGAAGCAAGTTCAAATTCTTCTCTAGTTGCTCTATTGGTGATGTCACCCGCGACAACAAGATAGTCAGCTCGTATATCCTCTTGTTTAGCAAGCAGCCTTAATTCATTTAGAAACTGATTTTTTACAGCGTTGTTGGAGCTTCCTACTGCAAACTCATTTGAAACAGCTGCGTCACCAACATGTAAATCACTAATGATTATTATTTTCATATGCCAGATACCTACAGGTATACTAATACTATTGCATGATATCACAATTGTGTAATTTGTAAGGTAAGCATTCAGGAATTGTAGGGTTTTAACAGTGATGTTTGTGTAAGTATTCCGTTTTAAGGGATCAATCATTTTTAGAGGCCTTCCACTTCCTCCCAGAGGTAAATGTCCGTAGATCGTTCAATCCAGACTGTCAGATTTGATGATGTTTTGCCTACAAAATCCGTCAGCTCAAGTCTGACCGAAGACACGTCATTCAAACTCAGCCCAATCCGGCAGCGGTTCAAAACTCATAACCAGGTCACCGAAGCTGATTTCCGCTCCACGGCTCAGCGCTTCCAGTTCCCAGCGTTCAACCGTCATGTTGTGTTTCATCAATTCGCGTTCGATTTCCGGCAATCGCGCCCGTTCTTCTGCCGTCAATCTTGCCGATGGGGCAACATCACGGCCTTTTGTCGGGTCGAAACTGCGCTGTGCCTTGCTGACTCTCGGCGCTTCCTCGCGTATACCTGCCACAATCGCCTTCATGGCGGCAGTGTCTGCCCAGTCAATTACCGTTTGGTTGGCAGAAATGAACGCTGTAGCCGTGCTCCCAGCCTGGCTATCTCGCCCATTTGCGGCGGCTTTCTTTCCACCTAACCCACAGTTATTGACAGGACTCCGAGGCGCGCCGGAGGCGCTTATTAAATTCAAAGGATGAACGGCAACTTCAACAGCCTTGGCGACAATGCGCCATTTTGTTGTGCGTGTTTCGTGGATGAGGTCAGTGCCAAGATGAGGGGCATAAACGCCGATGATTTTCTGGATCTCTTCGTCGTACTCGTTTAACTCATCAATCACTTGGCGGGCAGTTCTTACCGTTTGCTCGTCGCGAGGGACATTTGCACCACCCTGCGCAGAAATATATGCGGCAAAATCGCCACCATCGGCTGCTGCTCTGGCAGCTTCGACAAATTCGTCAAACTCGCTAGCGATGCTCACACCACGCGGTAATCTGCGCAGCTCGCGATAGGCTCCCATTGTTGGTACACCAATGGACTTAAATTGCGGGATGCGCCACGTAGAAGCCCATGCAGTAACGGCTGCGGCAGTCTCTGACAATGATCGGCCAGTCTCATGGTCTATCTCACCTTCCAGAGCATAACCATCAATGTTCTTGGCTATGTATTTAGCGATATAGCCTGCCGCCCCGCCTTTATTTAAATGCTTACACTCAAAACGCTGAGCTTGTGCCCCACGTTCATCTCCATCTTCTTGGAGTGCATAGCGGCGCATGATGTCAACGGCAGGCTGACGGTGAGCTTTATCGCAAAACAGCATCATATGCCAGTGAGGTGTAGCGTCGTGGTGAGGCTCAACTACGCGCATTCCGTAAACCTTGATGCCGTTGTCTTTGAATGCTGTCCGCATCTTGCCCCAGATTTTCACCAGATAGCGCTGGCCATCCTTTGGTGAAAACGCCTCTTCATCCCACTTATGATTAAAATTAACGCGTCGATCAGTCTTTTTTCCGACCATGCGTGTTGGATGGTATTTTGACGGAGTGGTTATCGTGAGGAACATGCCGACATGACCAACTTCTGAGGCATATTTTTCAATACCTGCAATAGTGCTCATCAACTCCATACGACGGATTTCAGGGTTAGAAATGCTCCCCATAACCTTATCGATGAGATCTATACGTTCCCCTGTTTCGATGTTTTCTAAATCGCAGGATTTAAGATATTCCATGTTTGCTAAACGGCGCGCCCGAACATCCCGGATAGCCTGTTTGCTGGCATAGCCAGATTTTTGCAGACTAATCTCGCCAACAGCAATCAGGAGAGATTCGCGCCATTGAGTGCGCTGCGCTTTTAACTGTCGAATCCACCACTCATCATTTACCAATCGCGCGATGCTGGAGAACGCTGAGCGCATATCCAGTTTGCGTTTACAGTATTTTTGCCAGTGCATTGGAGTGATATTAAAAACGCGGGCAGCACCGGCAACCTCACCATAAATTTTCTGCTGTGCGCTATCGGTGAATAACTTGGCTTGAACCCCGTTGTGCTGACTAAGAAGCCGATCGCTCTGCTCTTCATATTCTGTGAACAGCCGGGATGAAATTTGCATAGCGAGACGTTTCAGCGCTTTATCATTCATTCCAGCTAACTGGCGATAACTCTCAGCCTCATCAGTAAAAATTTCATTAGCTCTGCCACTTAAGGCCAACGCATATTTAGCCTGGACAACCTCGATGCGAGGCCAAATCCGTGGCATAAAAACATTGATGAGGTAACGATGTGCAGCCAGCAGCCCTGAGCTTTCTTTAAGATATTCATACCGGCCTGAGAAAATGCCACTTAGAAAAAATGGCAGCGCGTGGATCTTGCGTAAGGCATCTTGCCCCTGATGGAATTCATCACGGGTAAGAGGTCTTTCTTTTGAGATTGCAGGACGGGGAGCATTCCAAGGGTATGCGCCGACAAAAGGAACCTTGTCGGCTTTTATTAGTTTAGGTGGTGGCGAGGGCGCGATACGCCCTCTCGCATTCATCAGCACGTTATTTACCGGACTGCGTCACGTTAAAAGCAACCCGGCAAAGATCTCCAATATTAGTTATCTCATCAGCCAGTTCCGCAAGGGTACGGACATCAGAATCTCTGATGTGAAAATGCAGTAATCCTTTCACCAACTGGTCAATTTTGGCGTAGTAAGCCGTGGCTTCTAAATATTCCTGCCCTTTCTTATCGCCAGAAAGAACAGTTTTCTTTTTGTTGAGAATGAATTGGTAGCAGTCGCTCGTCACAACCCAATTGTCACCTACAGAAATTCGAATCATGCTTAGCTCCTGAAATGTTTTTTCTGTTGTTCGGTGATTTCTTGGCATGGCACACAACGCACGACACCGGGAAATGCAGCGCGCCGCTCCGCAGGGATTGGCTGGTCGCAGTCTTCACAGACTGAGGCCGATACCCCATTGCTGTGAATACGATGTGCAGCTACCTGATGAGTCAAAATTTCGAGATTTCTTTCCTGCACTGAGTCCATTAAATCTGGCATTACATCACCCCTTTATTTTCTAAACCTTCGTTGTGAAAACGAATGGACTCTTGTCCGAGTAATTCAAGAATTTCAACCCTGTCTAATTGCTCTTGAATCGCGTGACTAATTAGCGAATCCAGATGCGAGGAAAAGGTGATTGCTGCATCAGCCTTAGCCTGATTTCGTGCCTGATTTAACATCCAATTCGTTGCTTCGCTGTCTGCTTTATTTCTCATTTCCTGACCAACTGTTATGCTCATCTCTGGCTCCAGACAAAGGGATTCCCTACGCAATCAAGCGCAGAATTAAAAATGGTTAATTAGTGGAGGTAAGTTTCGGGGCGAACCGACGTTAATACAGTCGGCGCATTTTCGAACAGGCTAAATAATTCCCGTAGTGCCCGGAATAAAGCCTCTCGCCATGAGCATGTTTCGTCATCAATTCGCCAATATGGCTGGCTGAATTCTTCTTCCGTTAATCCTGCATGAAAATATAAAGTACGACGTTCGCTAATATTTAAACGTCCGATAAAACATGACTTGGTGATCCTGAAGCTACGGTATTTTGCAAAAGCAGCCCGGAGCTCATCAATTGCGCAGACAATACGCTCACGATCGCAGTCGTTCATTTCCTGCAATTTCATAACTGAATGCCGTTGTCTTAATTGAGCATGAAAACAGATGGTCAGACGTTCACGTTCGCTCATCTTGTTATAGAAATCACAAGAGGTTTGCCAGCGAGCTGGCGCAAGGCGCTCACCAACAGCAGCGCGAAGCCCGGCAGGCTGATTCATTACGATAGCCGCAGTGATTACTGTCATTTCTTCCCCCATGATAAAAACCTTTTTACTGCTACCGCGCGCATAGAACGGCGTGAGCAGATAATGATTCCTGTGCGGCCTTTCCCATGTGTAATTGAATTATTCATGGGACGTGCGGTTTGATGATTCCAGAGCAGTGGTGCTAAAGAGATTGGGTTTTGCATATCACTGGCCTCTTCTATGCTGCGCGGCCGCGTCCACGGCAAGGCTTACTTGCACTAATACGGTCTTTCCATCCGTGCCACTCTGCCGGTGCATCTTCAACAAGCTGATCAGCAAACTTGTCCCACTCTTTACGGCTAATCCATAACTCTGCATGTCCTCCGGGCTTTAGTGGATCAGCCATGTAAAAAGCTGGGAGTTTTCCAGCTTTTGCCATCGCTACGATCGCCGCCGGTGTTTTACCGACATACAATGCGAAACCTTCCTTTGAAAGAAGGTTTCCCGGCTTTTCTGACAAATTGATTGGCTTCCGCTTTGCCCCTGCCTCTGTATTGATGGTGGAATGTTCATCTGAACTCTCAGATTCAATGGTTTTCGCTTCTACTGTCATTTGCTATTCTCCGACTTGGCTCCGTATCACGTTCTGGCACCATTTAGGCTGCTTTGAATGTGATTGCGGCTCTTAGTTTTCAATATAATTACGAGAACTCGATATTATGTCAACATCTCAAGGCGAAAAACTTAAACTCATCCGTGACTCCGAAAGGCTAAGCATTCGGGAACTAACTGATATCGTTGGAATTAGTTACACCACCTATCACGGCTATGAAAATGACAAATCAAAGATGACCTTTGAATCTGGCGTCAAGCTGTTCAAGCTTCCTCGTTTTCGCAAATATCAGAACTGGTTCATGTTCGATGAGACCGATCCCGCATCCGGCCAAATAGCGCCGGCACTCGCACACTCTGGGCAAGAAAATCCAACCTCATCCCACTCAGACCAAAAGACTGGCTAACGATATACGCAGCACAAATATGTGATTTTTGTACAGTGGCCGAGTGTTATAGCCACAAACAGACAGTACCGAACAAAGTTGTAACCATTGGAGGGCTTCGCTATGTCAATTAAGAAGCTCGATGATGGTCGATATGAAGTGGACGTAAGGCCGCAGGGTTCCGAGGGAAGAAGAATCCGGCGTAAATTTAATACGAAAGGTGAGGCTCAGATTTATGAGCGTCATGTGCTGGTTAACTACCATAATAAAGAGTGGTTAGAGAAACCGGCAGACCGCCGCAAACTGACTGATTTGCTGGAATTGTGGTGGCTATACCACGGTAAGCACCATAACCGTGGTCTGATAGAAAAAGGCAGGCTTTCAGCAATCATGATTAAGTTTGCTGAAATCGGGGTGACCAGAGCTGACCAGATAACCAAGAAAGCTATAACGGATTATCGGGTCAAGATGATGAATGAAGGCTTGAAACCAGCCAGTGTGAACCGTCATCAGGCTATATTCAGCGGCATGTTTACCAAGCTGATTGATGCCAATGAATATCACAGCGAGCATCCTTTCAGAGGCGTGAAAAAGCTTAAAGAGGCTGAGCCAGAAATGGCGTTTCTTTCTACTGAAGAAATCACGCAGTTGCTCGATATGCTGGAAGGAGACAACCGCAACGCTGTGCTGCTTTGTCTGGCCACCGGTGGCCGCTGGAGTGAAGTTGCAGATCTTAAAGCTGAGCACATTATCAACTGCATGCTGACATTCATGAAAACGAAGAATGGTAGACGCAGAACAATACCGCTGTCAGAGGGCTTGGTTAAAATGGTGAAAAAACGTAGTACCGGGAAACTGTTTACGCCCAATTACGACACGGTGCGAAACACACTGCGAACTATGAAGCCAGACCTACCCGCCGGACAGGCTGTCCATGTTCTGCGGCACACATTCGCCACGCATTTTATGATGAATGGAGGTAATATTATTACACTACAGCGAATTTTAGGGCATTCCACCGTACAACAGACCATGGTTTATGCGCACTTTGCACCGGACTTTTTGCAGGATGCAGTCTCATTAAACCCACTTAACGGAGTGTCCATATAA